TGATGTATAACGACATCTTCCTGACTTTCGAGAACATCACGAAGCAGATGCAGAACCCGGAAGTGCAGGAGCGTATCAATGAGAAGATGGCGATGCTTGGGCCAGCAGTAGGCAGATACATGACCGGCACTCTGAACCCGGTGATTTTACGGACTATTGGGATCTTGCAGCGGGCCAAGAAGCTCCCGCCAGTACCGGAAGCGTTGCAGGACAATCCTTCTTTTGAGATTGATTATGTCTCGCAGCTGGCGCAGGCCCAGAAGCGCTCTGAGCTTCAGAGTCTTATCAGCGGGCTTCAGCTTGTCGGGAACATGGCTCAGTCTGATCCTAGCGTGCTTGACAAGATCTCAGGCGATAAGGTAGTGGACGAGGCTTGGGACATTCTTGGCGCGCCGGTGAAGGTCTTGAGGGATGATAGCGAGGTGCAGAAGATCCGGGAGAACAAAGCGCAGGTGGCCGCGAAGGAGCAAGAGCTAATGATCGCATCATCCGCTGCAAAGACCGGGAAGGACATGGCTGAGGGTGAGAAAGCATTTGCCGAAGCCCAGGATCCTACTAGGGGGAAGAAATAATGGGAAAGACAATTAGCACAAGATGGAAGGAATGGGCTGAAAAGGAGCCTGGATGGGCCTACAGCGCACTCGCTTGCTTCGGGCTATCCATGCTAGGGCTTGTGATCCATCTAGGCGTATTAGAGGGTTTATGGCGCACTATTGGCCTGGTCATGCTTATTGGCTTTGATGCTGGGTTATTGTTCATTACCGCGTTCCGGAAGGTATGGTGGTGGTTCACATTCTTTGTGTATATAACGCTTGGCGTAATTGGCTGGGAGATAGCGAGTTATTTCTTTGGGTAGAATCATGGGAATGGCAGAAGAAATATTTGTAGGGGCTGTATTGCAATTCCCTCTATACTTCATCGTGGGCTGGTGGGTGCTTCCTATCATGCTTGCTTGCGGGATCATGTGGAGATTAGGCGGCTGGTCTAAAGGAAACAAGCTATGGCGTAGAGTGGGCGTACCGCTCTTAGTTGTATTATGCACCTATTTTACAACTAAAAGTTGTATTGTATTTGGGGCGATACCATTTATGGTGTGGCTTGCTCCTGGCTATGGAAAAGAATCCTGGCTGTTCAAGCTCATAAAGAACGACTTTGTAACCCGGATCATAACTTATGTATGGTATTGGGTTCCGTTCACGATCCTGTACTTCATAGGAGCTAAACTATGGAAATGACAGATGCGAAGGATATCAAAGATTTAAAGCAGAACATGATCGCATGCTTTGACACTCCACAGGGCCGGGAGGTGATGAACTTCCTTGAGCAGTCATGCGGCTGGTATGAGAGCATCTGGGATCCACAGAATAAGGATCGGATTTTAATCAACGCAGGAAGGCGAGAAGTCGTTGCGACTATCAAAACCTTCCTGAAACAATCGCCTGAGCATATTGTAGCTCTGGCCCAACTGAAGGAGAAAGACAATGGCTGACAATCTAGACCCTCAGGGAACTGAGGATAATCTTGACCAGACAACGACCACAGCAGATAACACCGGGACAACCACGCCGCCAGATCCGGTAGCAGCAGCGCCGGCTGATACATTCAGCTGGAAAGCGAAGATTGGAGAGGATCTATCCAAAGCTCCAACGATGCAGAAGTTTGCAGATACGCCGGAAGGTTTAGCGGATGTTGCTAAGAGCTATGTAAATCTTCAGAAGCTAATGGGTCATGAGAAGGTTCCTTTACCTAAGGGGCCAGAGGATGTAGACGGTCGCGCAGCGTTTAACAAGGCTATTGGCGTTCCAACAACTCCGGAGATGTATAATCTCCCGGACGCGAACGCTCCTAAGGAGATGGGAGCAGAAGCCTTTGACAAGGCTGGTTTTCAACAGGTTATACACAAGCATGGCCTGACTCCGGAGCAAGCGAATGGCCTCTGGAAAGATTACACAGAGATGAGCGGCAACACTTTCCAGAACAGCATGAAAACCTTTTCCGATCAGATGGATCAGAATGTGAACGCGCTCCGTAAGGAGTGGGGCGATGCGTATCCCGCGAATGTCGAGCTTGGGGATATGGTGATCAACAAGTTTGCTGAGGATGACAAGATGGCAGACTATTTGACTGCAACGCTCTCTAAGGATCCTGCCGGCATGAAGTTTCTTGCGAAGATCGGAACGCAGTTTGCAGAGAACAAGGTCGGAGATTTCCAATACAAGAGGTTTGCAATGACACCTGAGGAAGCAAAGAATGAGGTATCAAGAATCAAATCGGATCCCGCTCATCCCTATAGCAGCGAGAAGGCAACGGAAGATGATCACAACTCCGCTGTCGATCATGTTAATAGGCTGATTGCGATTTCGATGGGTAAGCAGATATAAAGACAACCGCAAGGCCTTTGTATCAGCTGATGTGAAATGCTGGAGAACCTGAAATGGCCCAGCAACAAGCGTGGCAAACTTGTTTGACCCTTATTAGGATAATCAACAAGGACGAGTATTCAAACTAATTAAGGGGGATGATATGGCTGATACACAGAATGAAATCTACGCGCAAGCGTATGGTCAGAATATCATGCAGTTAGCGCAACAGAAATACAGTAAGCTTATCAATACTGTATACATGAAGCCTAATGTGCGTGGTAAAACTTTTTTCCAGGATCAGATCGGTGAATGGGACATGTCCACGAAGGGTGGCCGCAATGTCGTAACGCCGAACAACGATCCCAATCTGGCACGGCGCATGGGCGTTATGCTTGATTACCACGATAACCGTATGCTTGATCGCGGGGATGAGCTGAAGTGCATCTCTGATCCGAGGTCTGCGTACACTATCGCGGCGGCACGCTCACTTGGCCGGAAGATTGACGATGTTATCATCGCGGCAGCTGTCTCCACGACAACTGCAAGCGGCGAGACAGGATCAACGACCGCGCCAACTACGGCAACGCTGGCAATCACGACCGGTAATCTCTTTATCCAAGACATCACCAGAATGAAGCTTGCCCTGGATAATGAGGATGTGGAATCGGAGGAGCGTTTTATAGTGATTACTCCAACCTTGTTGGCATCCGCATTGAACGATTCGAAGATCACCTCATCGGATTATGCGAATGTTAAGGCTCTTGTGAATGGTCAGATTGATACATTCATGGGTTTTAACTGGATCCAATCAACGCGCATTGCTGAACAGGCAAACCTTGAAGGTCTTGTCTTTCAGAAGTACGCGCTGTGCTTGGCGATGGCAGCTGCTCCTATGGTCAGAACTGACGAGAGAAGGGATATCAGCTACTCTTGGCAGATCTACTACGAGCTGAATTGCGGAGCAGTCCGGCTTGAAGAATCAAGGATCAGGAAGATCACAGTATAAACACAACCGGTGAATGGGCTGCTATAGGCGGCCCTTTACCAACGCTATAGGCGAGAAGGAGTAGAAATGGCAACTTACTCAGCAGCAAATGCAACGAAGTTTGATGCAGGCGGCAGCGGTGATAACTACATCGCTGACGGATACATCAAAAGTGTAGAGAAGGTGTGGATTGACACTTACAACAATGTCAATCTGCTCACCAGCGCTGACACTATCTTGATCGGTCGTGTCCCCAAAAACAAGAAGATAACTGATGTGGTTGTGTACATGCCGGCTCTGTATTCTGCCGGCGCTTCCACAGGTAGTATCTATATTGGTTCAAGCTCAAGTATGGTCATTACTTCTGGCTCTACTTTTCTTGGATTGATGTATGCTGATGGCAACGGCGGTGCTGTTGCTTCAAGCGTATACCAGATGGGTACAGCAACGACCCTACGATTACATGGGTCGAAGATCGGAACGGTAACCGGCGAAGATGTAGGAATCTATATCAAAGTAGATTCTGCTGTAGCTGATCCAACGCAAACGGCGGGAACGATCAGAAGTATTATCAGATACACCTAAACGGTGAATGGTGGGCCGGGGGTAACTCCCCGGCTCTCTACCAGATAAGGGGAAAGCTATGAGCGAGTATAAATCTGCAAATGTTACAAAGTACGATCTAGGTGGGCCGTCTAACATCATAGATGATGGCCTGATCAAGTCTGTCGAAAAATGCTGGGTAGACTCTTATGCTTTTACAGCGGCGATAACTCACGATGATACATTCATTATTGCGAGAATCCCGCCGAACAAAAGGATCACGGATGTGACCGTGTGTTATCCGACACTGACTACGGACAAGGTAGGTACTGGATCAACTTTGGCAGTAGGAACAAATGACGATCTGGATAAGTTTATTGACGATGTTGAGGTCGGCCCATCAATCGTTGGAAGTTATGCGGCTACGATGCTTGCGGATCACTCCGTTCAGGCCAGAATGGACAATGCGGATGGCTTTCAATATGTTACAACTGGATCAACCTTTACACCTATCGTGCTATCTATTGGCAGGAAAGATCCTACGACATCAACCGGCGCGATCAAGACTATCGTAAAATATGTATAAGCTATAAGGAGCAACTATGGCTATTTCAAAAACCGAGATCTGCAATAAGTCTCTTACGCTAGTAGGTGCAAATCCGATCGTCAGCATTACCGATGACTCGCAGAACGCCCGCATTATCAACCGAGTCTATGAACTATCGCTCAAGAGCATCCTGAGTGAAGCACCCTGGGCGTTCGCTCTACGGCGTACTCTCTTAGCGCTTTCAGCAGACACTCTTGAATGGAACGACACAAACGAGAATTATGTGTATGTAAAGCCGAATGAGATGATCCGACCGTTCCGTTCAAATGACGATGGCGCGGTATGGAGTCAGCTTGGAGATTACATCGTTTCTGACACAGACGATCTTGGTCTGGAGTTTGTGTATTTCCTTGATGTTCCAAGCAAGTACTCCACATCTTTTGTGGAAG